AAAACTGTCAATTTCCAACGCAAGGCCGCGCACGGAAGGATCAGTGGCCGCCGCCTCGATTTGGGCAGTGATCCCCTCATAGCTGGTCTGGCCGGAGGACTGTCCAATCCAGCCCCCGCGGTGGATCAGCACGCCGGAGATCTCGATCACGGCGATGCCATCAACGACTGGGTACAGGGCGTCACTATGCTGGCCAAAGCCCTCGGCAAGGCCACCCGCCAGAATACTGGCGCGCGCTGTTGGCATGGGGGCGCTTTCCAACGCGAGGCCTTGATCCAGCGTCTCGACCTGGCGCCCGAGGATGCGTGGCCCAAGACCGGACAAAAACGCCATGGCTTTGGAGGGCTCAACCAGCAGCGGCGTATTGAAGGCGCGCGCAGCAATGCGGGCGTGGAGCATCAGGTCTGGTCCTCAGGGTTGCGCGGGCGACCCGCATTATCGGTTTCATCTGCTGGGTCTTTATCGTTGTCTTCGTCCCCATCCCCATCCGGGCCCGGCAAAGCCTGCACCCCCTGCGCGGGCGATCCTGGCCTGCGGAAATCCAACCCCAGCAATCGCTCGCGCTCCCGTTCGGCGGCGATTTCGCGGTCGACTTGTTCTGCGTCATAACCACGCTCGGCAATGGCTTGGCTGCGGGATTTGAGGCCTGCTTCGATCTGGGCGATTTCGGCATTGGCGTCCTTCAGGGGATCGACCCAATCCCATTTAGTGGGGAGCCAGTTGGCCGCCAGAAACCGTGACCGGTCGGCCTCATAGCCGGGAAGGTCCAGTGCCCCAGACAATACAGCGGCATCCATCCAGCGCGCATAGACGGGACGGCACAGCTGGTAGACCATCACCGAATGCTGCCAAGCCGAAACGCGGCGTCTAAATTCGATAAGTGCAAGGCGCGAGTTCGAAAAGTTACCTTTCACCATGTCGTTTGTTAGATAAGGATAAGGAATGCCCAGCGCTGAGGCGACCTGCAGCAGCGTGCGGTATTGGAACGGCTCGTAAGTCGCCCCTGAATCCGCAGGCTGGCCCACGGTCACGTCCTCGCCCGGATCTAGACGCACGATTTGGCCGGGGCTGATCTCGAAGCCGCCCAGCGTGTCGTCATCCTCAGCGGGCAACAGCGGGTTTTCTGGCGCGGGCGAGGTGACGAACATCGCATACATCGCGGCGACCTTTTTGCGGTCGAGCTCGGCATCGTCGTATTGATCGAGCAGAAACAACTTCACGATGGCGGGTGCCAGCTTTGAGACCCCGCGCAGCTGGCCTGCTTCCACCGGGTCGATCACATGGATGACCTCACTTGCTGGAACCCGGACCATTTCGCCCGACAGTCCCGGATCGGTGCTGTCGCCGGGGTGCCGCCGGAGAAGGTGGTACGCCACACGGCGTCCAACCCGGTCGAACTCGATCCCCTGACGGATGGCATTACCATTGCCAGCTACCCCCGTCTGATGCAGCGGCAACATCTCGGCGGGCAACATCTGCAGCTGCAAGGGAACTGACAATCCGTCACCTGCACGTCTTGGGCGGATCCGAAAGAAGACCTCACCGGCCAGAAACACCTCACGTGCCGCACGCCGCTGCAGCCCGTAGAAATCAGTCAGACCTTCGCTGTCAGCCTCATCCGTCCAGGCCAACCAAAGGCGCTGCAGCTCTTCCTTGTGCGCTGCGTCCGCAATTTGCGAGATCGGTTTGATCCCATCGCCCACGGCATTTGCAGCCCAGCTTTCAACAGCATTGGCCGCATAGCCATTGTTGCGCACCAACCAGCGGGCCCGTGCGGTGATATCAGGTCCGGACGCCGTTATCAGCGCATTCACATGCGCGCGCGTTGCCTGGAACCCGCGCAGACGGCGGTGATGCTGGCCAGCATCAAAACCACCAACAAAGGCCCCGAGACGCTGACGCCAGTTCATCACAGGTCCTTTACGGCATGGGGGCGAGATATCCGCCCAGCGCCGCGCTCGGCTTTTGCGATGCGCCGTTCGATATCAAAGACAGCAGCCGCCAATTCAGCATCGGTGCCATACGTCAGGGTCTTGCCATCATAGCTCACAGAGCGCGTGCCGCTGTACCGTGCCGCCAGCAACGCGCTGTGGCGGGATTTGAGATCATCGAGGGTCATAGATCATTCCATGAATTTTGGCGTGCTTACCCGCCAACCGCGCTTGCGCGGGGTAGCGATCCGCCCGGCCTGAGGCTCGGACGGTGTGTCAGTGTCGGCTTTGGCGGCCGCCGTGATAGTCTCAACCCCGGCCTGTTTCTCAAGCTGCCGCCACATCCTTTCATCGAAGCGGTCAGCACCGAGGATCCAGACAGCGGCCCGGGCGTACACCCGGGTGTCCAGCGCCTCATTGCGTTCGCGCATCTTTTGCCATTCCTGGCGCGCGTAGCCCCGCTTGTTACGGATCGTGACGAGCTGCTCGGCCACCAGCTGCTTTAGCCATTCGCTGTCAGCCCAGTCCGGCAGGTGGATCGTGCCCGCTGGATTTGAGACGCCACTGGCGCGGTTTTCATCATTGGGCCGCTCCAGCCGGAGATAGCGATAGGTCTCCGCCTTGAAGGTCGCCGTGGCCACTGTCCAAAGCCGCGCACCACGTTTGAGTTTTCGTCCGTTCACGGTTGCATCAACAAAGGTTGGCCCTGAGACCGGCGTTGTGCGGTTAAAGCCTTCCATACCTTTGACGGGCGCCACCTGTGCGATGCCCTGGATGCGGGCCCATGCATAGACGGCGGCCGTCTCATAACCCGTGTCGATCGCGAGCTTTGCCAGTGGCATCACAGCACCGTGTTCATGCATCCATGTCTGGCCCAAAAGTGCCGTCAGCTTGTCCCAGCACGCGGGATCATCTGGCCCGCCAGGAATGACGATGTGATCCACAAGCCAACTTTCCAAACCACGGCCCCAGGCCCAGACATCGACCTCGATGCGGTCCTTCTGCACGTCAGCCCCTGCGGTCAGGAACAGGCCGCGTGCAGGGATTTGTGCCACGAACGTCTCACGGCGATCTGCGAGGCGCTGCCATTCCGGCGCGTCGCCACTTTCGACCCATGTCTCGCCCAGCAGGGTGTTGCGCGCCGCGCGCAGCATCTCGTCGGATCCTTGGGCCGCCAGCCAATCGCGCGCGATCTGCTCCCAGCTTTTCCAGCCAATCGGCGAATAAAGCGCCGAGAGGTGAAACCCGATCGCGTTCGGGTTGGCGGAAACCGCCGTTGCACGCCACTCGCCGTGCGCCAACATCTCTGACTTGTGGTGTTCTGCAATCGGCTTCTCGCAGCCTGAGCAGTGATACATGGCAGTTTCTGGCCGCCCCTTGTCCCAGCGCAGCCGCTCGAACTGCAGCCATTGACGATGACCACAATGCGGGCAGGGCACGAAATAGCGCCGCTGATCAGAGGCCTCGAACTCCCGCTCGATCCGGCTGAGGCCCCGAATGGTTGGGGTCGAGACCATGAACACCTTGCGCCGATGTGCAAAGGTGGTGGTGCGGGCCTCAGCCAGCGTGACCGGATCGCCTTCCTCGTCAGCGGAGGCTGGATAGGCGTCGACCTCGTCGAGAAACACATAGCGCGCAGGCATTGAGCGCAGGCCAGTGGCCGAGTTTGCCCCGGTCAATACCAGAATGCCGCCCGGGAATTCCTTCGACAGCATCGAATTGCCTGCGTCCCGCGAGCGGGCCGGGCTCACCTTCTCCCGTAGTGCCGGGCTGTCCTCGATCAGCGGATCAATCCGACCCCGCGAGGTACGTTTTGCCATCTCCAGCGTGGGCAGCACCGCCAGCATCGGGCCCGGCGCGTGGTGAATAACAAAGCCAATCCAGTTATTACCCGCCTCCGTGGCGCCGACCTGTGCGGCCTTCATGAAGCTGATCCGCTGCGCCGGGTGGCGCGGCGACAGTGCGTCCATGATCTCGCGCAGATAGGGCGTGCGCGCCGTGCGATATTGCCCGGGTTCAGCACTGGCGCGGGACGACAGTTTGCGATGCGCATCTGCCCATTCCGACACTGTCAGATCTGGATCAGGCCGGATCCCGCGCCGCCAGATGCGCAGTATGTCCTCAGCGCCATCAAAGCCGAGGTCGAGCCCCTCGGTCAGGTCGCCGTCGTTCAGGCTGTGATCATGATCACCCTCATGCAAGCGAGACCCTGAGGTCTGCGAGGGCGTTAAGCTGCTCTCGGACATGGGTTTCCAGCACCCTTTGCAGGATCGCAGTTTTGATTGTCACGGGTGTGCCCTGCGCCTTCTCCATCTCTGCGGACAATTGCGCAGCCATCAGGGCTGCCACGCGGGTGGGCCAGGTGATCCAGACGTCGCGCTCTTGGCGGGCCAGACGAAACACCAGCGCCTCTGCCCGGGCGCGATCCACAAGCGTGCCCTTCTTTTTCTGGATCGCAAGCTGGCGTTCCTGCGCTTGGTAGACTGTCAGCGCTGTGCGGGCTTTCAGGTAGGATGTGCTGTCGCCAGGCCCGGAGACTGCGGGGCCGTCGTTGCTGCTGGCCCCGCCAACCCCACCCCGCGCGCGCATCTGCTGATCGGGGTCTGTCATCGCCCCGCGCCGTGCATTCGAGGCGGCAGCATTGATCGACCCGTCCTGAAACAGGACCAACCGTCCGGTTTTACGTGCTTTTTGCACGGCTCCGCGCGAGAGCTTGGAATGGTCGGCATAGGCGCGTTCAGACATACCTTCCATGGCGCTGTGATCATCCTCAACATATTGTATATAAACAGGAAAAGTAAATTATTTGAGTTGATTACACTCCGCGATAGAGCGATGCATGGTGTCAAGAAGCGGGTGCATCCGTGCCCCGCCAGAACGCCGCTGGGAGGACTGATCATGGCCAAACGCAAGACCACCCCTACACCCGAAGACATCCGCGAGGCCTTGATCCTTGGGATCGCCCGAAACCGGTTCTTCATTGAAACGCTGGAGACCCGCAACCGCGACCGCCTCGATTTCCATGATGTCGCGGTCTGGGCGATCCACGCGGCACTTGAAGACGCCTTTGAAGCCGGACGCCGCGCAGGCGCTGCTGCCAAACCCCAATCCTGAAAGGACAAGATCATGACCGCCACCACCATCATCCGCATCGACTACACCACTCTGCCAGACCAGTTCGACCGAAGTCGTCCCAACGCCGTCGCTGAGGCCATCGAGGCCGCGCTGCGCGAGAACGGGATCACTGCCGAAGCCTCGGATGTGTTCTCGCATCTCAAGATCGAGCTGCCGACCACCCAGCTTGCTGCCGCCAGCGCGGTGCTGGCTGATCTGAAGCTGATCTGAGGGGGACGGCCATGAGCACCCGCGCGCAGATCGCCATTCAAACCGGGCCGGAGGAATGGGCACATATCTATGTCCACTTTGACGGCTACCCTTCGCACATGCTGCCAGCACTGGCGTGCTGGGCACCTGACGACATCCTTGCTGCCCGCGAGATCCGGCAGGTTCACGCTGAGGCACTCGATTGTTACGATCCCGCCCGCGCGCCGGTCGTCCACTCAGAGCCGCGTTGCGACTTTTGCCATACATATGTGTTCGAACAGGGCGGCTGGATCGAATTGAGGGCAGGCCGATGACCGCGCACGTCATTTTGCCAACCCGGAATGAGGCCAATGGTTTTTTTGGTACAATCACAATCTGTTCCCTGCGTGAGCGGCGCACCGCCGAGGTCTGGACGTTGGCCTCAACCCTGATTGCTCAGGCTGTCCACGCTGACAGCGAGGACGAAATGATCGGCGTCCGCGACTTTCTCGATAGTCGTATGGGCCGTCACTTCGCAGATGATGTG